AAATGTCAGAAAATCGTGTTCTGGAAAGGTCGTACGCTGACGACCTTGAAGCTGGCAACAGCGACCTAGAACAGCACGTTGGCTGTACGTTTGGTCAGAAAGACTCGGATTTAAAACCCTTGTCTCTCGAAGCCATAGCAGCTTGTATGAGTGGACGGTGCTTAAGATCAGGAAAGATCCAAAGCGTCAAACCACTTGTGCACTCGACGATGGACAGAATAATAAAACTGTTCACGGAGGATCCCCTATCTGGGGATGCTACACAAGTAATTAAAACAATTGTCCTTTTGTTTTGTGTTTATCTTCAGGGTACTCCTGCCCTAAAGAAAGGCGCAAAGAACTCCCGTTTGCTGACATCTTATCTCAGCATGGCACGGAATATTCAATTGTTTGCAAAGGAGGATAAAGTCCAACCATACGTAAAGTATTGGGTGGATAAGCATTTAGCCCAAGATGGCTTTGAGGATCTCAACGAGTATCCTATCGATAATGCTTTTGAGGCTTTACCTCTTTTTTCCGGTTTCCTGAAAACTTTTGTGAAACGGCGTAAAGCACGTCGCGACATTCGATTCTTTTACTCGCTCCAGAAAGGATGCAAGCAAGCATGGCCAAAACTCTCAAAGAGTTATCTGGTCAAGGCTTTAGATTCGCATGAAGCTGATGTTACGCGTTCCCCTGGTCCCCTACAACAAGACGTACGAGATTCTATTGCTAGAACTTCTCATGAGGTCTTTAAGGGGATTGGGGAGTCGTCTTTTACTAAGTTTTCTCCGACTGGAAGCGCCTGTTTGGAAGTGGGGAGAAACGGGGGTGGTACTTTATCTTGTACCACTAGATTCGTCTATCCCTGGGACTCGTGTTCTGAAACGACCCAAGAGGGTGTGAAGAGGATGGGATTACTTCCCACTTTGCATCAGTCTCACACTGAATGGCGTAATGCAAATTTTGATTTCCTATTGGAGAACGTTATGGATGAACTAGGCAGATCAGATCCCGAGCACGAAAGTAAGTTGCTCGATGTTGCGATCCTGCCAATTCCTGAGCCTGGAAAATTCCGCATCATTAGTGAAGGATGCAGCCGGCTCTATAACGTTCTACAGCCCTTACAGGGCGCTATGTTATCTGCCTGGAAAAAACACCCTTCGGGTACCATGGCAGAGAAAGGAGATCTGACAGAGCGGATTAAACTCTTGGATGTGGAAGATTGGGACCTATGGGCATCGATAGACTATAAGGCAGCAACAGACAAGCTGTCAATAGAAGCTTCCTTAGTGGCGATGTCGGGTATTCCACAGGACACGTGGAGGTTATTAGGAACACAGAGCTTAAGAGCTGGGAAAGTTAGTTATTCCTGGGTAAAAGAAGAAGACAATATATTGCGTCCCTCTAAGACCATTACTAGAAATTCTGGTCAATTAATGGGGCACCCGCTTTCTTTTCCTCTGTTATGTGTTATCAACTTGTCTGTCTGGCGACTTGGCCTGAAAAGGTGGTCCGAAGATTTAGACTGGGGAGACGCTAGTTATTTTAATGAACTAGTGACTCGGAAAGAATACATAGAGAAACACTGGAACAGTGTCATCATCAATGGAGATGATATGGCTGCAAAGGTGAATAGTTCCTTATATCAACACTTGTTGCAATCTGCAAAAGATCATGGATTCACGCTGTCTGCGGGGAAGAACTATGCCTCGCAACGTTGTGTTATGATCAACTCCCAGGTCTTTGTACATGAGAGGTCGGGAATGGTTCGACGCGGTTATCTGAATCAGAGAATTTTGTTAGGATTTTCGCCTAAGAAGGGAGAATCCACCGCGTTGCCGACGCAGATTGGCCTTGAGCTAAATAAGATGTGCCGTTTGAATCCGATTTACGCATCAACCATCCCAATCGCTTTCGAGCGGTTTAAAGATGTGCGAATCTTAAGAACTGAACCTAATTGGTTCTTACCGGTACATTTGGGGGGTTATGGGGTAGATCCTACATTCGGATCTATAGATAGCAAGGTAACGAGAATGCAGCGTATAATTGCTGCGCACTTTATAAACGATCCTAAACTCTCTCTATTCTTAGGGAATGACGTGATCGGCGCGAAGACTTATGCCGCGTTTGAGAAAAGTGTTGTAGTCCAGGAATGTAGAAGTGTATTCAACTTGGAGTATCCTCTAGGACACTCTCAGAATCCTATTACATTACCTCCTCCTCGTAAGACCCCGCTCAGAGAACATAGTGTCTTTGAGATTTTCGCGAAGGCGAAGATGGTGGCAGGGGACTACGTTCCATTACCAAGTGAGACTCTAGTCCATGAAGACCCTTGGCTAGAGCGGATATGTGGTCTTGAGCAGCTACATATTGGCAACCTCTGCTCGTTGAATTTTGATTTTGAGAACCTTATAAGGTTTGGAGTCCGCTCGATAAGGTTGCAGCATCGTCTGCGACCGGTGAGTATGGAAACTATTCAACATTATTGGGAACCCAGATATTATTGGTCTGGTGTACCGACCTGTCCTCGTTTAAATACACTTAGATGGGGGAGGGAAGCAGAAAAGGTTAAACAGGAATGGGGTTATACTCTGTAATTGCCCAAATCGTTGACCTACTCAGGTCGTGAGCATATATTGCGAAACTTTCGAGCTATACAGAACGCCAAGAGACTGCACGGCGCTCCCTGATCTTTAGGTCAGGTCGGAGTATAATGAACAGTCCCAGAACTAGTCTGGGCTCCCACATTACTAGTACAATATTGCAAGCCAAAATGCAAAGAGCTAATAATAACAACAGAAAGAATAAGCCTATGAAGAAGGCAGCAAATAACCGCCGTCAACAGAAGTTAGACACTAATAATCGCATTCCCTTGGCCAGAACAGGTCAAAGGGTGAATGTCCCTGCTAGAATCTCTTCCGTGGGTAACAATATTACCGTTGCTCATCGCGAATTGATCCAGATAGCTGTGTCTAATATTAACTACACTAATAGTGCCAGTCTGGCGATTAATCCAGGATTACCGGATATTTTTCCGTGGTTGTCCCGGTTGGCAAGATGCTACGAACAGTACTCTTTTCGTAAGTTGAAGTTCACGTTTGAACCCTCTTGTCCAGCAACTACTGCAGGTGCCATCTATATGGCTGTCGACTTTGACGCTTCTGATCCACTACCCGCGACTGAAGGTGATATCGCGAGCTATGCCGGATCAGTCTCTTCTCAGACTTACAGTAGAGCAGTTCTTGATTGTCCTTCAGATAGGATGCTAGGGTTGTCTCCCATCAAGTACATTCGCCATTACGCCCTTCCTGCCAACCAGGATAACAAGACCTACGATGTTGGTCAGTTTATCTTTGGTTCTGCTGGCTGTGTTGGGGATGGTGCCCGTCTTGGCACCCTTTGGGTTGAGTACGTAGTTAATTTGATTACTCCTGGCGTTGCTACAGATGACACTGAAGATGACTCCGCCCGTGCTGAAAACATCACGGGGGGCGTCTCCAACATTGTCCCCTGGGGCAGCGCATCAAAGTCAGGACTGATTCAAGGGATACAGAATCCCATCAGAGATGTCATTGGTAACTACTTTCAATTTAATGACCCCGGTCAGTATAAGATAGATACTAACCATGTTGGTACTGTCTTCACAGGGGGCGCACCTGCCTTTACTCCCGCTGATTGCACTGTTACGCGCATTGCGGGATTGGTAGATGCTGCTGGAACTCACCTTTGGGAATCATGGATCGTAGATGTTCTGAAGCCTCTTGCTTCGTTTACGACCTCATTTGCCGCCGTAGCAACTACGCTTACGCGGTCAGATTACAGGCTGAGTCCCTACAAGTATACTCTCGGATAGACGGTAGAGTCATTTTGGCTCGTAACGAACTGTTCGCTACATTTACTTGTGTTGAGAAATACGTGCTGTGATCCTTAGAATCTCACGTGCTTCACTTTTTATTTCTTCTACCATGTTTTATGAATCCTGACTATATCTCGAGGTTGCAGAGTTGGACGAGAGTCCCCTAACACTCTGATTACTCAATAGTTTGGTTTTCACTACATGAAAACGTATTGGCCCCGTTTACGGGCGGGGGGCGGCATTTTGTTGCCTTTCATACCGAACTCGGTTGATACGCTGTAGTGGAGATATTAAGTCTTCCTGAGGATCGCTGCGATACTAGCGGGAATTAAACCCTTTGATGAATTGAGAACTCATCTAAGGGGTGGACGACGTTTAGGGGTGGGAGCCTTTGGCCCCTCTCACTTTCGATGATAAGGTTGCGTCCGAAACCGTTT